CTTGGTCTCTAGTTCTATTCCTGCTGCTGTTCTTATTCTGGCTAAATACCAGTACCAAGTAGCATTTGTGGCAGATCAGGAAATAAATCTACTTGCTTGTTTAACTGAAATTATGGTGGAGTGCCAATTCAAATGACTGTAAAATTAATTCGTATGTGGTCGGGCGAAGATGTAATCGCTGACATTACAAAAGAGGACACTGATTCAATAACATTCACTGATCCTATCGTGGCAGTACCGTCACAACAACAAGGACAAATTGCATTTGCTCCTTGGTCTCCTTTACTTCAAAAAGATAAACTTGAAGTGACTAAAAAATATATTGTTTATATTGGAGACCCTCAAGAAGAAATTATCGAACAGTACAATTCAATGTTTGGTAAGTTATCAAAACCAACTAAGAAACTGATACTGTAATGGAAACACATAGAAAGACACTACTGCATCTTTTAAAAGAAAGAGCATATAAGAAAGGTAACTTTACTTTATCATCAGGTAAAGAATCAGAGCATTACATTAACTGTAAACCAGTTACATTGTCTTGTGAGGGTAATGCATTATGTTCACATTTGATGATTGAACATATTGAAGATAACTCTGTAGCAGTTGGTGGTCTTACACTTGGTGCTGACCCATTAGTATGTGGTATCGCACAGAAAGCATATTATTCTGGTAAGCATATCGATGCCCTTATCGTGAGAAAGAATCCAAAGGGTTACGGTACAAAGGAAGTTATTGAAGGTAACAAACCACCTAAAGGATCTATCGTTACAGTATTGGAAGATGTGACTACTACAGGCAGTAGTGCAATCAAGGCCGTTAATGTTCTCCGTGACGCAGGTTATATTGTTAATCGTGTTATTGCGATCGTTGATCGTCAAGAGAATCATAAGGTATGGGAAAATAATGAGATAGAATTTATTTCACTATACAAATTAGAGGATATTATTGAATGAATTGTTGGCACTGTGATACCGAACTAATCTGGGGAGGAGACCATGATCTTGACGATTTTGATGAAACAGAGTATAGTATGGTAACAAATTTATCATGTCCTCGATGTAACTCTTATGTTGAGGTTTATTATCCAAATAGAAATTATGAAAATGAGCAAGAAACCAATACAGAAAATAAAACACCAAATTAAATCTGGCAAGTATTATATTTTCTGGGGTGCTGCCACGATTGCAGTTATGGCAGGACAAATCTATGTTGGTAATGGATATCGTACGATGTCTGAATCAGTTGAAGATCTTACCAAAATGATGGAAATAAAATTTGAATATGATTTACTTAAAAATTCTATGAGAAAAATGCCAGTTATACAATGAAAATTGTTGTTAGAAACAAGTATGAAGGTAATGATGTAATACAAACAAGAACTCTTACATTTGAACCATATCCTTATAATCAAATAGAATTAGTAATTGAAAAAATTAAAGATAATCTATCTCCAGATTTAATCAAGAAAAGAAAATCTTTGATGTATCCTAGTGATTTATTGACAAATAAGTTTTATGGACATTGCTATCATTCGACACAAGCATTATTTTATTTGATGGACACTGATAGATTAATTCCTATGAGTGGCAAAGATTATAGAGGTGAGGCTCACTGGTGGTTGCAAGATGAAGATAAGATATATGATGCTACTGCAAATCAATACCTTGACAAACAGAAAGTACCACCATATAATGAAGGTAAGAAATCAAAATGGTATGGTTGGAAGCAACGACCACATCAAAGTTCATTAGCCTTGACAATTAGAGTTCTGGGTGATAAACTGATTTCAGATGAAATAACTTAGTTATTTCACACCCCTTATACCACTCCAAAAGAGTTGGTTTGTTCTTTTATTTTTGAATTTTATGTTAAAGTCTAAAAAGCCCGCACTTGGTGTAGGCCAAAAGTCTGCTGATGCTTTAAAATCAGTACTTGCTGTTGATCTAGTTAAAGAGAACAGATTTAAGAATTTACTCAGAGTAGTAAAAGATAATATTGACCGAGCAGGGATACTTCTGCCGGTAGCAAAAAGTCAATCTTTTTTATCTATAGATGAATTTAAAGCACTCTATTCATCACAACTAAAGGATTACGAAACTTACATAGTAAATGTTCCTATTTCTTTAATCAATTACAGGCAAGGACAAATTCGTTTGGTTCGTCCAGAGTTTTGTGTTCAAAACTATAACTTGTTTAACCATGTAGTTGATTTTTGTCAATCGGAATTTCCTGTTTCATTTTATGATGAAAATGTTGGATTTTTTGACATAATCAAAAAACAACATCTTACCGCACAAGTCGCTGCAATCTCACATGTTAAAGGTGAAGATACTTTACTCCCCATGAGAGTAACTGCATTCAAATCATCTGTATCGTCTATAGACAGAGATGTATTAAGATCTAAAAGATTTTATGATGAAGTACAAGGTATCAACGATACTAAAGAGTGGGAAAAACTCCTTCATCAATGTCAGGTAGGTCTTGAAAGTGCTACACAGATAAGAGATTTCTATTATTCGATTCCCGGATTAACTTGGCAACCAATTGACTTTCCTTTTCCTTATGTGAAGGATGCACAATTCTCTTGCACAAAAGTTTCTCAGTTTGGTAAACTAATTCAGTATGCAGTAAATGATGATGCATTACATGAATTAAGATCGATTGTTCAAACTCTTTGTAATACCCTTGATTGGGAAAGAGAAGCACCTAAGAAAGAACTCTCTGTTTATCTTGTCAGAGCATTCTATAACTTTGAGAAAAGATTACATCCATTACTTGATGATGCTATGGGTGGATTAGGTCTTCCTTATGACATCCTAGATCATATTGAAGATTTCTTCTCAAATAAAACACAGAAAATGTTTCTTGGTAGCACAAGTATAGATAAGAAGCCTTGGCAACATCTTGTTAAGGTTGCAGATCAGGTCAATCTTAGATTGATTGAAACTGGTTTTATTGATTCACCATTCTTCTCACTTCAACGATCTAAGTTTGTTGATGCTGTATATGCACTAGCAAATCCAGTCATGGGCAAGGCTAAGAAAGAATCAGTTGAGAGAGATCTGATTGAGAAGTATATCAAAATTCATGTTAGAAATTTTAATTGATTACATTGGCAAATGATAAATCCTATGTTATAATAGGATTATGACAATTAATCTTATTTCTAAAGATAATACCTTATGGGCTGCTGATGAGTTCATAAGGTATTTTTCGCGTATGGGAAATATTGAAGATTATCTTAGATATGTTAAGAAAGAAACTGTTAAAAGTTTTAGTGCTCTTACATCATTTGAAGATGAATTTTTAAATGAAGATATTCATCCAAACGATATGGAGTTTGATATTCGATTTGTAGGTGATAGATTTCAAAATAGTCTTCCACAAGATTATTATAAAACAATGTTGGGTGCTGTTTCATCACATAATAATGAGACAAATATTCCCGGTAGAGAATTGCGTTGGATGGTATATGAAAAGAATACAAATAAAGTTATTGGGTTTATCCGATTTGGTTCCCCTACAATTAATTCTAAACCAAGAAATCTTTGGTTAGGTAAACCAGCCAATTTAACTTTGATGAATCGCCACACTGCGATGGGTTTTGTAATTGTTCCTTCTCAACCATTTGGATATAATTATCTTGGTGGTAAATTATTGGCATTGTTATGTTGTTCACATTTTGCGAGAGAAACACTTAATAAAGTATTTGAGAAAGATATTGCATTGTTTGAGACTACATCTTTATATGGATCTACAACATCTGCATCACAGTATGACGGACTAAAACCTTTTATAAGATATAAAGGACTAACTGAAAGTAAGTTTACACCATTACTTCATGATGATGCATTTCATAGATTACATAATCGTTTTAAAGAATGGAATGATAACACACCACTCACAGATAATAAGGCATCATCTAAAAAGATGAAGAGACAATCGAAGATGATATCAATTATTAAAAACTCTATGAAAGAATATGATATGAATACAGAGTTAAAACAATTTACAGATACCATAGACATGGCACTTAACTTAACACAGAAGAAAAGATTTTATATTTCTGATTATGGTTATGCAAATGTTCGTGAAGTTATTAATGGTGAACAAGATAAATTAATTCGTGGTCAAAATTGGGATAAGTTTTATCTTGATAACATATTGGCATGGTGGAAGAAGAAAGCAACAAAGAGATATGATAAGTTAAAAGCAGAAGGAAGATTTAGAGATAAGGTGGAATTATGGACACAAGACGATGACATACAAATCATACGATAATAAATACTTAAAAACTGTCAAAGAGATGAAGACATTTAAAGAGTTTTTAGACGAGAGTAGTCTTAGTAGAATAAAAAGTAAATCAGATAAAAAAGGTATTGCTGTCATGTCAGCATCTAGAGCTAATCTCTCTGCAAAAGAAAACCGTGCAAGGGCAAAGCAATTGGACAAAGACATTCGTGGTAAATTTAAAAGAGGTGCTACAAAGGTAACTGGATCATATGTTGAGAAGGATGAAAAGACAGGAAAGGAAACTAAGGTAAAGGAGAGAAGTCATGTAATAGATAGTGGTAAGATGGGTAAGAGAAAGTTCAAGAAGGAAGTCAAGAAGTTAGGTAAGAAATATGGGCAAGATTCTGTATTGACATCAACTAAAAAGCGTGGTACACTATCAGCAACAAGAAAGGGTGGACTTGGCCCAAAAACAAAAGGAATAGGTGTAGGTAAATTCCAACCACAAGGTAAAAACCCAGAGGGACAATCTCAAATTAAAGGTAAAACTTTCGCGTACAACAAATGACAACACCACTTTATGATGACTCTAACTGGAGAGAGGAATACAAATCCTATACCAGAAACAAAATGGAACTTGACTTACTTGAAAATGGCCCTAAAAATTTATCACAATCATGGCATCTTCAAGCACTTTATAGTAATTGGAAAAAGGCAAAGGGTTATAATAAATTAGATCCAAAAGAAAATACAGGTCAGATGCAATCATCGATGCAGGACTTTTTTAACAGACAAAAAGATCAAGGTATTTAATGAGCGAATTTCTAAAAAGACACATTGGCCCATCAGAAGAAGAACAGACTCAAATGTTAAATGATTTGGGTCTTTCTAGTTTAGATGAACTGGTAAGAGAAGTTGTACCAGATTCAATCTTACTTCGTGGTGATAATAATTTACCAAAGGGTTGTAGTGAACAACAAGCACTCACTGAATTAAAAAAGATTGCAAGTAAAAATAAATTACAAAAAAATCTGATTGGTCAAGGATATTATGGTACGATCACACCACCAGTAATTCTTCGTAATGTATTTGAAAATCCTGCATGGTATACATCTTATACACCATATCAAGCAGAAATATCACAAGGTAGATTAGAAGCATTATTTAACTATCAGACACTTATTACAGAACTAACTGGATTACCAGTGGCAAACGCATCTTTGTTAGATGAAGGCACTGCAGCAGCAGAGGCAATGTTATTGGCACATGGTCAAAGTAAAAAGAAATCATTTATAGTTGATAAAGAAATATTTTCACAAACATTAGAAGTTTTAAAAACTAGAGCAGAACCTTTAGATATAAAAATTATATTAGTTGATTATACAGAAGCAATTCCACTTGAATATTTTGAAGAATCATTTGGTGTATTAGTTCAACTGCCTAATCGACATGGAACTTTAAGATATCCTGATGCAATCAATCGTGTTGCTGATGTTTATAAGTGTATGAAGATTGCTATTGTAGATCCAATGTGTCAAGTTTTGATGCAACCTGTAGCAGAATGGGGATTTGATATTGCAGTTGGTAGTATGCAAAGATTTGGTGTGCCAATGGGATATGGTGGGCCACATGCTGCTTATTTTGCAATTTCAGATAAACATAAAAGAAAGATCCCCGGAAGGATTGTAGGGCAGTCGGTAGATAGTCAGGGTAATCCTGCATTGAGATTAGCATTGCAAACAAGAGAGCAGCATATTAGAAGAGATAAGGCAACAAGTAACATATGCACAGCACAAGCATTACTTGCAAACATGGCAGGATTTTACGCTGCATATCATGGAGCAAATGGATTAAAGGCAATTGCTAGAAGAATTAGATTACTAAGACAAACTCTTGTATGTCTTTTAAAGTGGAATGGGTTTGAAGTTGATGATACTGAAGGATTTGATACTGTTAGGTGGAAAACAAATAAACTTGTTACTGGATACAATGTACATTATGAAGATGGTTATGTAACTCTATCTCTTGATGAGTTATCTGATTTTGATACATTATTTGATATTATAAATTCGCAGAAAGATTACACTGCACATAAAGATACCATTATACAGGCATGGGATTACATCGTAGATTACAAATGGATGGGTATTCCAGAAAGAACAAAACCTTGGTTGCAGCAAGAAGTATTTAATAATTATCAAAGTGAAACTAACATGATGAGATACATCAATGAGTTAGTTCAAAAAGATTTCTCATTAGTTAACGGTATGATCCCACTCGGAAGTTGTACTATGAAACTTAATGCAGCAGCAGAGTTGATGCCAGTATCATGGCCTGAATTTGCGAACATGCACCCATTTGCTCCCAGAGATCAGACTATGGGATATCAAGAGATTATACAAAATTTAAAAGATTGGTTGTGTGACATCACAGGATTCTTTGATGTGTCCCTGCAACCAAATGCGGGATCACAGGGCGAATATGCAGGACTGTTAGCGATACAAGACTACCACAGAAGTAACGGTGATAAAACGAGAAATGTTTGTCTTATACCTGAAAGTGCTCACGGAACTAATCCTGCAAGTGCTGTTATGGCGGGCATGAAGATCATTCCTATCAAGTGTGATGAAGACGGAAACATCGATATCAAAGACTTGGAGAAACAGGCAATCATGAATACCTTTGAGTTGTCTTGCTTGATGATTACATACCCATCAACTCATGGTGTGTTTGAAACTAATATCAGAGACATTTGTAAAATTATACATGACAATGGTGGTCAGGTATATCTTGATGGTGCAAACTTGAATGCACAAGTTGGACTTGCAAAACCATGCGACTATGGTGCAGATGTATGTCATATGAATTTACATAAGACATTCTGTATCCCTCATGGTGGTGGAGGGCCAGGTGTTGGCCCAATTGGTGTTGCTGAACATCTTGCACCCTTTATGAATCAAAGAGTATCGGCAGCAGTTCAAGGTAGTGCATCTATTCTTCCTATCAGTTGGATGTATATTCGTATGATGGGAGGTGATGGATTAAGAAAAGCAAGTGAGGTATCACTACTTACTGCAAACTGGTTAGCGGATAAAATAGATGATTCTTTCAAAGTATTGTACAAAGGTGCGAATGGTAGAGTCGCTCATGAGTGTATCTTTGATGTTCGATCTATGCCTGTTACTGCAGAAGATGTGGCGAAGAGACTAATGGACTACGGTTTCCATGCTCCCACATTATCTTGGCCAGTTTTGAATACCATGATGGTTGAACCAACTGAAAGTGAATCTCTTGATGAACTTAAAAGGTTTGTAGAGGCAATGGATATGATACGAATAGAAATTTATACTGATAAGGATATATTGAAAAACGCACCACATACTGCAAGGGTTGTCACGCAATCTGATTGGGTGTATAATTATACTCGTGAGCAAGCAGCATTTCCAGTAAATCAAAAGAATAAATTCTGGCCTGCTGTATC